TAGTATCCGCTTGTTGTCTAGCAGTGGACTCATTGTCAATATTATCTTGCAATTGCTGTTCTGCTTGTTTTGCGCGATTTGTTTCCGTCACAATCTCATTATGAAGCCCGTCGGATTCTTCTTCTATTTTATTGTATACAGCTTCAAACAGGGCTTGATGCGCGTTAGGGTCTGCATTATGCATTTCGGTATAAAGATCATTATACCTTATACTGTTACCAACTATATTGCCGTTTAAGATATCGAATACATAAAGAGACGTGCAATTTTTAGGCATGTATTCTGTAGAAAGGAACAGAAGATCATTAGACTGTACAGGTGGTTTTCCGGCTTCTGTATTTGCCGCATCGTTAAATACGTTAATGTAGTATGTTCCGTCTTTCATGCCATTAATGACAAATTCTTTATCTACTTGCAACGGCGTGTAATTTTGGAACAAAATCCCTTTAATAGATATAGAAGTCGTGGTATATTCAGTTCCTAGACTAATTAAATACGGAACGGTCAAATATTGATTTTCAAGTATTTTGTTAACAGTCCATACTATTTTTGATTGCATTTCGTCGAAAGTTAAAGCCGTATCAAGAGTTGCCGGAATCACACTATTCCAATAGAAAGGAAGTTTAGGCGGCATACGGTCATACATAATAGATCACTCCTATTCACAATAAATAAAAAGGGATTTTATTTCGACGCTTTCCATAATCATAGCGTCTACGTTGATAATTAATTCTCTATATTTTTTGATTAAATCTTGGTATGTCCATTGGCCTGTTAAACCTTTTTTAGTTGATACATAATGCTCAAGCTGTTTTTCAAGCCCATTATCTTCTGTGGTTCTTGTGTTAGTAGTTGTTTCATCGGTGTTGTCTCCAATGGTTTCTGTAGTATCTCTTTTATCTGTTAAATTATAAGTGACTGTTTCTTCGCCCGTGCTGGTTTTGTTCTCTGTATCTGTAAGATCATTTGTTACAGTTTCATCAGATTTAATATTTCTTTGGTTCGTTGCATAATCTCCATTAGTTGATTTAGCAGCTTGTGGAAATTCGTAATAAGTATCTGTGCTGTTTCCGTCCGTTGATACTGTACCAGTATGTTTTATATTATCGTTCATAGTATCGTTTTTATCTGTTGTCTCTGTTCCGCTTTTCGTTAAAGTGTCTGTTCCGCTATTGTTGCCAGTTCTTTCAATATTTCTGGTTCCGTTGTCATTTTCAGTAATATTTTTATTTCGGTTAATGTCATTACTCCTATCGAATATTTCTTCTATTTCCATATTTGTTAAAGGATCATAATCCATTAGCTGTGATTTGAAATATTCATTATAGTATGGCATTATATAATTGAGTGTATCTTCAAGCTTTAGCATAAAAAGTGCAGGAGTTTCAAATCCTAATCTTGCATCTATAAATCTGCGTGTAAATTTTAATTGAAATTCTTCTTTTTTATCGTTATCATAGAAAGGATAATTAAATGAAAATATTTTATTGTTTGCATATTTTATCTTATCATTCCAATTAGAAGATGGGTTAGGGTTATCTTGATTAAGGATTTTCACCAGATCCATCATCATCATTGTTATCGGCATCTTCTACACTCCTTTCTATAAGTTCATCATCGAGGGCATGGCCTAAAAGTCCGTTACCATAATCGGTGATAAGTCTGAATTGTACGTCAATATCCCATCCATATTTTCTATTGATTTCTTCGCATGCTGCTTTTCTGGCGTTTAGCATTGTAAACCTAGACATTTCAATTTGTTGAATGTTTCCATCTGCTTCTGCACTTACCAGTCTTTCCCGTTTATCGCTATATACATTTCGTATGCCTAAGAATGCCATAGCGTCGTCCCATACTTGCTTTTTATATTGCTCTACTTGTGGCACAAGAAATGGTACGTTTAGATTAATGGCCTCAAACTGAGAACTTAAATCCATGTTATCTGTATCAATAATAACGGGTGAATTTCCGGTAAATTTTGCATATGCATTTTCAAGGGTAAGTTTCTGGTTTCTATTTTGTGCTTTCATAATCACAGGGGTTTTACTTGTATTAAAATTAACTTCAATAAACGCTTCTGCTTTTGCCATCCTAGCCGCATAAGTCTCAAGATAAAAGGCTGTAGGCTGACGAAGATAATTGTTATAGCATAATACGCAATCTTCTCTAGCCACCTGTTTAGAAAATCCGTTTACAGCAATTAGCGTTAAACGTTTAGGCTCATAGTAAATATCAAAGGGCCCTTGCAGTAAAGACCGCATAAATACTGGTGTATCTAACAATTTATAGAAAGAGCCAAAACCCTCAAGGCATAAAGTACGTTCTATAAATTTTTCAGGAATTTCATACGGCAGGTTTATCCATTCAAACATACTGACCGCATAATTTATCATCATGTAATAGTAATGAGAAAAATATGCTCTTTCAACTTCATTGCTAAGACTGGCATACGGCCCGCTTACTGTAACCGGATATTGAAGTCCATCAGGCCCTTTAATAGCTGTTATTCCGGTATATCTGTTTTTAGCTTTTGACATTTTTATCACCTTCTTTATACTATAGGATTAACGCCGTTTCTATAGTTGCCGACATCCGTTGTATTCCATACAGTAACGCCGTTCTGGAACATTTCAGTAATAGATTTTATTCCCTCTCCTGGTACGTTTCCGAATACGTTACATACAGGTAGTTTATAGTAATTGTAATATTGCCTTGTTCTAAATGACGGTGTTCCAACTCTGTTGACTTTGTATCCGTACATTGTAAAAAAGTTATCTATCATTTCATATATTTCTGATTTTAGGATAGATTTATAAAACGTGAATCCCATTCTACCCGCGCAAGTGTTGGCTGTGTTTGCAATATTTCCTCTCATATTATCTGGTACAACTTGCATTGCTTTATCCCTAGCTACTAAAGACGCAATTTCAAAAAATCCTCCCACAATTCCAGAGGCCATATATGCCCCATTACCTCCAGCAAGCCCTGGTATAATGGCATTTGTTACAGCGCTTGCAGTAGCCACATTCATGGACGCGCTATGCCCAGCTAGCCAGTTATTATAAAAATTAGAGTTTAAAGCGGATTTAGGAAATTTGTTTAAAGACAGCGTATTGCTTTTAGGGGCATTTGCTCCATACCCGCTATTTACAATACAGAATAGGGATGAATCAGGTGCTATGTTTGCAGTAAATCTAAATTGAACCGTAGGATTACTATTTGTTGGTGTTGTGCCAGTAATATATTCTCTGTACATAATATTTTGATTGCCTTGATTGTTGTCTATGATATAGTAATAATAAGGGTATGTATATAGTTTATTGTTTTTAGGAGTATAGCTTCCAATATTGTCATTAAATTGAAAATTGTAATCTACTTGTGATCCAGAAGATTTTATTATATTATTAATTCCACTTGTGAATAAATAAAATCCTAGATTTGGAGAGTAGGTTCCTTTGTCTGTATTCGGGTCTCCCACAGCTAAAAACATATCACTGGATGCGCCATCAAAAGCTAAATATGGAACAGAAAAACAAGCATACGCCGCGTCTCCTTTTCCTATATCAGTTGAATTAATGTATTTAAGAAATCTAGCTAGTCTTTGAGTAATTGTGTTAATGTCATATGTTTCGCTTGACTTTAAAGGCACCCACAACGAAGATGGTTGAGGAACCATATTTATTGTATTGCAATGAGTGCCTAATTCTAATGCTTCATAAGGCTCATATGAGACAAACTCGCTCATTAATACAACTGGAACAATTTGAGCATTTCCGTTCGGCATAGTGTACGGCATATTTGAAGTGGGCAATTCAGTAATTATATTTTCTCCGGTGTAAAGCCCTTCGTCGATGGTATGTTTTCCTATTGTATCATCTGTTACGTGTTCTCTTTCGATGAAACAGTTTTTCCATTGTAAATCAAATTGATATGTTGTCCAATAATCTATTTGAAAGGTAATAGCGCATGTACTCGGATTTATATATCTTACTTCCATAATGAAAGCATAAAACCATCTGTTCTCGTTATTGAATCGGAGATAGTTACAGTTGGCAATAACGTCGTCATAGTTTGCAGCAACCAGATAGTCGTCTTGTTCTTTCATGTATTGGATATTGGTTTCTGCCATAAATACTTTTCCATTGAAATAAGATTCACGTGCAGCGGCATTTACAAAACTTATTACATTATCGTCGTTTGGTTTTAGTGGTACTTGTGAAAGTAAATCTGCTTTTGTTATAACTGGATATGGCATATATTTCCCTCCTTAATAAATGGCCCGTTCACCTCACGGTGATTCATGAAGTGAACGGGCTTTTAACATTACGCAGTTATTTTTACAGTAGCGGTGCCGTTGATAGAATCGTCGTAGGTAGAAGTTGCGGTAACAGTGATTCCAGTTGTATTAGCGGGTTCTTTGCTGCTGATAAACAACCTTCCGCCTTTGTCGATATAGGTACCACTGGAATCCTCACCGCTGATAGACCAATTAACCGACTGAGGCACATAATTAGATGTAGTACCAGTTACTTTAGCAGTCATATCGGTATAGGTTCCAGCAGCTACAGACGCAGCACCGGTAACGGTAATACCGGTTACAGAAGCGGAGTTGGAGATAAATACAACAGCGTTTGCAAATCGAGAGGTAGAATAGATTCCCTGATGGTGCAAGTACATATTGTCATATAGACCCATAGGGTTTCTAACCGCTTCGGTTCCGAAATAGGTATCATACTGAATAAACCACTCACGGTCAAAAAGTACGCCCACAATATTATCCGTATTCGGCCCGAAGTTGTCCACTACCAAATGACGGGCTGTGAAATCTGCTTTGCTCATATTGAAAGCTTGTGCCAATGCGTTCACATCGATTGCCGCTTCCACCGCAGGTGTGATAACCAAAACCTGATCTTCCGGTGCAACAGTACGCATTACTCCCATGGAATTAAAACGCCTGGACGGAATATCCAACGAAAGAACATTAGAACGTACCGCAGTCAGCATAGTTTTTGCACTGGTTTCATCCACGACAGCATCTACTTCCACGGGATAAAAAAGCCCTGCATTAAAGTAATTAGCAATCAGCGACTTCATGATGATAAACTCGTCAACTTCATCACTGTTATACAATGCCTGTACAATAGATTCAATCAACCTGGAAAGTCCGCCTTCGTTATAAACCGCACGTTGCAACATGGCCCGAGAAATTGTCTGGCGATACACGTCTTGCCGATTAATGACATGGTAGATACTGGAAGTATTCGGGATAGTACGTTTATAAAGTTCGGATTCCGCAAGTTCCGGGTCAAATGCCATAGCTTCTGTAATGTCAGTAAAAACTTCCTCAACTGAATACCCGAATGGAATAGGCCCGCGCTTAAACTCGCCAAGCCTGTTTCGGAGTACGTTGTTATGAACATACATAAACGCAAACTTATTTACCAAGGAATGCAAAAATTCATTATAAAATACCTGATAATTAAGAATAGCGTTTCCGGTAGCTTGCAAGCTTTC